CGGGATATCACTGGATGGCAATGCCTCTCGTGACCGTGTTCTATTGACTTTGCCAATTGAACGCGTTATTGGGTTGTTGCGGGGAACGTTTGTAGTTCACACATAAATACTAAATGCAGGACACAGTCCCTGGTTTGCCAGGCTGTTTTCTACACTTACTCTGCTACTGTCACCTTATTTGGTACTTTAGTAGTGGCACCTCAAGTGCCAGGTTAGGACATCGAAGGACGTCTTAACTATGCCCATTCTTTAGCATTTGTGATCCATCAAATTTTCAACAATCTTGCTCTTAGTAGCTTCGCTAGAGTGAGATATCATCGTATACCGCAGATGCAACGTACAACTTCACCGAAGTGACAGTCGTTGCACCAGAGAAATCGAAGATAACAGTGTCGCCGCGTTCCGCGCGCACTCTCAGAAGCGCAGTCTGGCCATTCGTCGACGAGCTCGTTGTGAGCGACAAGGCTTGCGAGCTGGCTGTACCCGTGGGTGCAGGCCAATTCGGAAGACCAGTGCCGATCGGAGCGAGACCAAACAGGAAAGAACCTGGTTGGTCAAAGGTGACGGTTGAGCCAGAAGCAGAACATGGAAGGGCGCCGACGTAAGTCGCTGCCGTGCCAAATATGGCGGTTTTGGAAACAGTACCACCAGATAGGATCTTTCCCGAAGGACATCCAGATTCTGCTGTAGGAACGAAAAGTTCAACATCATACTCGACATAAAGTTCGCCGATCATGTCACTTCCGACTTGACCCTTGCGGCCAAGAAGAAAATTACCAAGATCGTAGAGCTTGATATCGGTGCCAGTCGGTTTTGAGCCGACTCGCACAAAGCGTTGTTGCGACATGTTGGCGCGTGACGAATGGAAAGTCACGTCTTGCCAAGGCGCGGAGCGGACCGCTCCATGATAACTCATAAAAACGCTTTTGTTTGATGGAAGATCATCGGACGCATCGTAGTCAAGTGCACACATGAAAGTGCCCTTGCCCGAAGTTGCGTCAGCGACCTCATAATGAAACTTGAGGTCGTGGAAACGATACTTTTCGTAACGGGACGCAAGACGACTCAGCCAGGGAAACAGAGAAGGGAGTCCGGGATTGACGGAGAGGGATTGTACCGCGTAAGCGGCACTTCCATCAATGTCCTGAACGTACTCTCGATGCTTAACTCTAGTTGCGCCGTTGCGCGTTGATTGTCGAGGCATCGCGGTAACGCGACGCCGAGCTGTTGCGACAGGCGCCACCGATCTCGATCGGCCGTTCTGTCGTCGGTTCTTGTTGTTATTTGATGCTGACATTATTTAGTATTGGATACAACACCTGTCAGTGGGTGTCCGACTGTTCATCTTGTGGAAGTAGGCCTAATCCCGTGCAGTCTGTCGACGTTCCGTCGCGGCGCACTGGCCTTCTACGCGGGAGCCGATAAAGTTCTCAGCATTCGAGTTCCCTCATGCTTACCTTTATCCAAGATATAAGTTAATGCCCAGCTGGGATGGGAACCGGAACGGCCTGACTATGTCAGTAAACCGAACCGCAACCTCTTCTCTGGGCGAAACTCGTATCAACTCCCGTGGACCAAATCACAAAGTGATCCTTATGGTACGCTGCCACTTAGTACGTAAGTATTAAGCTCCCCGAAGGGTAGCACCGTTTTGGGATTTTAACCACAAGACCCAATGAACAGTATTAACGTCCATGAACGGGACGGTTACCATCAGCCACTGTGCTTCTCCCGAGTTTCCTCTTCGGAGCATTCTCCTGCGTTACGCAGTCGCTACTGACCTCCTGTTTACGTGCGGGCCCACGCCTATTTTATCGTCAAGGCGACGGGAATGAGTGTGTGACCAGACCTCTCGGTCGGCCCCGGCAAGCTTCCATCCTGCCGCATGCTTTTAACGTCGTCATGAGGACGGTCAGTGGATGTTTTACGTCATCCCTGACGCCAATTGTGTGTGAACAAGAAATTAGGAACTTGAGCACGCTAGCGAGCCACTTGGGGTTATTTCGAAAAGACCCTTGGATCTTTCGTAGTAACCGGGCTCGAGCGTACCTAGGTACCTGACTTCCTCTTCCAAGGTCGGCTGACAACCGATTCTTGGGGTTAATTGTGAGCATACGATTCTAAAACGTAAACACGGGGATTCCAAGCACTTCCTCTTGGACATCGGTTTCTCTCGGTGCCTCAGCGCACGTCGGATGTTGAATCTTATCAAGTGTGTATCATCAACAGGGTGTTGGTTGATGTTCCATTGTTTGCACGCGAGGGCGCGCGCAAGATAAGACTCGGCAATATTATCAATATCTTCCAATTCCGGAAGAGGCCCATGAACAGGCCTTGAATCGATTAACCAACTTTCGACAGTTGGTTTCATCTTTCCAAATTCTGATATTGCTAATTCGCAACTGGTGGGCTTCATGCCCAGCTTCTCAATTAATGCCACTTGGAGTGGATTCCTTGCGAAGTACGTTGCGACTCGACGCTGGTCCAACGTCACAGACGTTGGGTTCTCAGTACTTAATCCTAGACCACCATACTGCTTCGAAATGAAGTAGTTGGGCGTGAAACGCTTCTTACCGACAGTGATCTTCGGTAATTTCCTTTGAAGCGTCCGCAGGAAATGTCGACGCGCTAGTTTGCGAGCTAGTTCGTCTTCATAACCTAGGTCATCCCAGATAGTAGCAGCTTGAGACACCATCCTTACAGGTTCGGATTTGACGTTATGCCCAATGGCAAGAGCGCGGTTATAATAACGCACGACTCTGCCATCGCGATTAAACAATATCGAATTGATTAATCCCCAACGTTTGTTATAGTAAGTCTTCATTTCGTTGACTACTAATCCCACGTCGGCGGCATAACATCTCCACTTCTGATACATATCTTCCGTTCCCTGGAACAAGATATCGTCGCCATTGATAAATAGGCGCGATCGGAAAATATCGAGCAAGTTCACTCTTCCTGTAAGTCGAACGTACGTGGATAAATTAATGATACAGAGTATTGGGAAGGACAAGGGATGTCCCATTAATTGACCACGCACCTGTCGAATGACATCACCGTCAGGATAATGAATGTTCGCGCCCTCCATTGAGCGGCGCGCTACTTCGCCAAGGTCAGTCCCAGCAAGACCTAAGTTCTTTAAGATCCTTTCTAGAACTGCGCGAGTAACATCCATATTCATGGCGTCCGTGGCGTTAGAATAATCACCGCTGATGAACAAGTCACCATCGTTGATTAAACCTTCGCCCGTCATTCTCCAGTGTAACCGATCTTCAACATCATCTCTCATCGTCGAGCAGGGCATAGCCTTCCATCGATTCAGGAGGTAACGTTGAAGTCCTCGTAATCCGGTATACATACTGGCGGGACCTTTCGTAATGATCCGAAATTTCCCCGGTTCCGGTATCGACTGAAACACAACATTATTTTCGACACCTCCGTAGAGAGTGTCTTCAATACATTGTTGTTCCTGAGCTCGTGATACGTGTTCTGCCTTGGCATAATCACCCACCGCGAGATCTTCATTGATCGATACCTCAGTATGCGCACCGCCGTCCGCCTTGCTACGTTCGTAGCAAGCAGAAAACGTCGGGCAGCATCCACCTGGCCTATAAATACTTCCTGGCGGGACAACAAGATCAGTTGTCAACCGCACAATATCGAGGACGTATTTACTGGTGAATGCTTCGGTGGACATAATTGCTTTGTGTTTAAGCATCGCCGAATTTTCAAGAACCGTTGACATTTTTAGCCAGCAGCGCTTGGATTCATAGATGCTTCTCACAAACTCCATTGAATGATAGCTCCCGCGGAACGCGCGAGCACAATGTCGTTTGATGTAACGAGCAAGTATTCCATCATGGCAGGAGAGACTCATTCCCTCGATTGCCTTACCCATCGCACGCGCATGAAAGATAATGAAGTCATCTTTCAAGCGCCCCTCCATCTCGTCGTCAAGAGCGAACAGAAAGAGTCTGCCGGCTAAACGCCGACAGCTTTGCTGCCAATTCTTGACATCCCGACGAGGGATCTGTCTGATGTAGATATAGAATATCTCATACAGAGCGTCGTATGCTGACGTAGATCGCAAGTATGCCTCATTGACATCCTTGCTAGCGATTTTTCGCAACTGCGCTTCGCTAAGCGACACTGATCCATTCATACATGAATGAACCCAATGGACGCGTTCGTCAACAGAATTCCTTTTGTTGAAGGACGTTAAACCCTTCATGGGGTTGATGCTATTTATAGTCTTAACACCAAGGAGGTCACGAGAGAAAACCGAATTTCTTT